ACTAGGTATAGATGTTGGTAATGCATTACCAACCATAGGTATCCTAGGAAGATTGATCACATCATCTACTATTCCAGGATTTATATTCCCTACCTGCATCTTTGATAGATCCATCTTTGGAATTATATTTCCTGGTATTTTATCAATCAATTCATTAATCGGATTCACTATATCTCTAATCTTGGAGTTAAATTCATCAATAAGATTATTAATTGGTGGAAGTATGGTATTCTTTACAATATCCTTTATACCATCTTCTATCTTTTGAACTAAGCCATTCATCCATCTTATTATTCCATTTACATACTCCTGTGGATTTTCCAGGAATCTCAACAATTCCATAATAGCAGTTCCTATCAGGAACCTCTTAAGAAAATCACCAATGACATCAAGAACACCTTTAACTGGTGCTACTGCAGTAGAAAGAGCATTGGTCAAACCAGATGCCATTCTTCCTCTTTCTGCTCTCTCCTCTCTTATTACCTTTCTAGTCTTATCAGCATATACTCTATCTTTTTCCCCTTTCTTTTTTTCTACTTTATTTTTCTTCTTTTCAGTATCAACTATATTTTTTATATTATTATTGGCGTCAGAAATTTTAGAGGCCAATATTTTCATGGACTCAGAAACTTCATCCTTCTTCTCTTCTGAAGGTTTGATTAAAGGAACCTTTTTCTCCTGTCTAACTCCTGAAAGTGCCTTTACTGATTTAGTAGTTGTTGGTTGCTTTTTCTTTGCAACAAAAGATTCAGCTTTAATCTTCTGTGCATTAACTTTAAATCTACCAGTCTTTCCCTTTACTCTTTTAAATTCATTGGTGAGTAATTCAATTTCCTCAGTTGGTATTTGACTGCCAAGCATTCTGCCAGCAGCCATTTTTTCTCGCAAAAGAGTCTTGTATGTATCATAATCAATATCAAATATATTATCAAGACCCAATAATCTAAGAATTAATGGGTCAATATCTTCATCTACAACATCAGTTCCCTTCTTTTCTGCTTTAGGAACAATTGCAAGCGCAGAAGATGACTTGGGTGTTTCTTCATCCCTGATTGATTTTAGTAGGTCATCCAAATCTGGGATTTTATCCGCCATTTGCTTGCTTATGCTTGAGTTCTTCTTCCTCTAAATGCTGCTTAAGGAGTGCAACATAAATGTCTCTCTCCCAAGGCATCATGTTTTCTATCTCAGTAAATGAGTATTTATGATACTGCATCAAGGCGAAGTTGAGTTTAAAGTAACTTTCCAGGTCCATGTGGACCATGCCTATGCGAAAAAACTGGATAATCCCTCCAGAACTACAGTACTCTTGACTTTAGTTTTTGGATTAGTCACTTCAATCTCATAAGAAAGTTTTGGCATAGTCTCAAAGAACTTTTCAATTTCTTTAAACTGAATAGAATTCATTTGCTCAAGGAATTCAATCACTTCTTTCTTAGTGACATCAGCAGTTGACCAAACTTCTTCTTCACTGTAGATCTTATCAATACAAGATGCAATCAATTCAAATGATTGATCCATATTTGAAGATCCACTGAGATCAAAATTATTCTGAATGAATTGATTCAATGACGGATACTTCATTTCCATCATCAACTCATCAGAGAGTTTGATTCTCTTATCATGTCCATCATTTTCTGTCACCTGGATTTCATCAATGGAGATCTTAATGGGAATTTCAGTTTCTCCATCATCAGGTGCAATAATATTCACTTCCACTTCTTCACCAACTGATTTACCTCTGATGTTGAGGAAGAGGTATTCAATATCAAAAGTAGGGAGTTCTTCTACTTTAACTCCCTTGGTCTCAATGCAGTTTTTCAGAACTGTCTTAATTGCTGTAGTGATTTGCTTAGTGTCTTCACTTTCAAGTGCAAGAACTAACAGTTTTTCTTCTTTTACAAGAAAAGGTCTATACTTAATTGATTTTTTTGTAGAAGGCAATACCAACTCATATGTTGGGGTAGCAATCTTTGGTAAAGGCATAATAACCCAAAAAGTTCAGTTAGAATTATTTAGAGAGTTTATGGAACTGGTCCAATAAAATCTGCTGCAGACTTACCACCTCTACGTCCAAATTCATACATTTCAGTCCTAAGGTCACTAACTCCACTTAAAGATTAAGGTCTATTAGATCCATCTCTATCTAGGTTGCCTTCTAGTGACACCTTGATTTTGCCCTGCTTGAGCAGATTGAAACACTGGTCCAGAACCCCCATTAAACACTCCTTGAAGGTTTATATCAGGAACACTATCAAGTGGAATTACTGTTCCAGTATCTCTGATATATCTGATGTATGAGATGCCAACATTGCATTTTAACAACTCACTACCATCATATGACACTGGCATGGATGTAATATTAACTGGGAATGCACCAATAAATGTGTATCCTAATGATGGACCATAAACATCCTTTTCAAATTTGCTAATGAAAATATCAGATCTATATGTATCTGGATAATTGAATCTATAATTTGCAGCTCTAGATTTGAATGCTCTAGGATCATATTGACCAGCAATAAAATCTATCCATCCTTCAAAAAATTCTATGACTTTATAACCTCTATCAACATAGAAAGTCATATTCAAGGTATCATCATAATCACGTCTATATGCCATCTTTTCAGTGACACCATGATAATCATTCTCTACAGTATGAGTTCTCAAAAATGTTCCTGGAAGTGATGTTTCACTGCACAACAATTCCATATTCTCACCATCAAGTCCATAATTAAATCCCCTAGAAGACAGGAATCCACTTACTGATGGAGGTGGTTGTAACTTTACTTGATATACAGATGTCTGAGCAATGTTCAGAATTCTGCTCTTCAAGTGCGATGTCTTAATGGCATTAGGACGTGGAGCAGGCATCTATAAATAAATTTGGACTACTATTACTATGTATAAGACATGCCTCGTGATTCCAAATACCATCAGGGAAGGTTTCATCCCCAACATCCTGAAAAATATTTGGGTGATGCTAATAATATTGTTTATAGAAGTAGTTGGGAATTACATTTCCTAAGATGGTGCGATAGAAGTGACAATGTTTTGGAGTATGCATCTGAAGAGTTCAGCATACCATATGTTTCACCTGTAGACAATAGAGTTCATAGATATTATCCTGATGGTTTTGTAAAAATAAAACATCAGAATGGTGAAATCAAAAAGTATGTTGTTGAAATCAAACCTTTAAGACAAACTCTTGAACCCAAAAAACCAGATAAAGTTACCAAGACATATATTAATGAGTGCAAAACCTATGCAGTGAATCAGGCAAAATGGAAATTTGCCAGGGAATTCTGTAAAGATAATATGATTGAATTCAAAATTCTAACAGAAGAGGACTTAGGTATTAAATCATATGGAACAAGAAGACTACCTAATAAGCGATACAAACAGAATAGAAAACGTAGTAGATGATATCATTGGTCTCAGAGATCCTGATGATATGATGATAGAATTGTTGGATACTTTGAAAACTACTGAGTTAGTCCCAACTGTTGGTAGATATTATACCTTTGTTTATTCTCCTAAGACACCAAGAATTGAATATGATCAGCATCCACTGATTGCTTGTGTTGGATTATTCAAATGGGGATTCAGAGGTATCAATTATCATTGGAGTGATTTTAGAAACTACACTTGGGAAGAAGTTTCTGGAAGTTTGCATCTTGTATATCCATTAGAGTTGAATGATATGAGATCTATCCCGTATCAACATTTCAGGATAAATAACTAAACTAGAAGAACCCTAGTCAATGAGTATAATCACACAAAAAAGAACTTGGAATAGAATTCAAGTAAAAATAGAAACCAATAATGAAACAGCTGAAGTAGAAGTATATGCTATAGGATCGGGATTATTCGGTATAGATGAGTTATTGGCATCAAGCCAAGGTAAAGGAAATGATTGGGTAGTAAATAATCCTCAATCATTTGCAAATGTCTTTAATAGAAGAAATAACACAAATAGTACTAAAGAAGAAGTTCAAAAAGCATTTTTAACTGAGGGATATAAGGTATTCGATAATGATCGTGCTGCAGTTTTAAACAACCCAGATAATTATTCAAATCCTCAGGTTGCAGTAACCAGCCAAACAAATTTCTTTAATGCTGGAACACCTAGACTAAAAAATCCAGTAACACAACAACAGGTAAGTTCTCAAGGACAACAATCCACTCAACAAACAACTGCAACAACTCAGCAACCTCAACCACAAACAGCATCTGATCCAATACAATCACAACCAGCAGGAAGTACAACTGATCCAGGAACAACTGGAACTGGATCATCTGGAGATTCAAATGTAGTTCCAGATGGTAATGGGGCACAACAAAGTGAACTTCCTGCTGATCCAAACAATAACAATGGCAAAGGAAATATCAATTCCACTGGAAATGGTGCGCCACTACTTCTGAGATATCCACTATCAAATCTGGATGAAGTAGGAAGAGAACTTGGAATAAGTTACGACTTTATCAAGATACAAATCAAAGAATATAGTCAAAGTTTAGATCCTTCAATATTTGGTTCAAATGCTGGATCAGAAGATATCATAAACTCAGTGACAAATAGAAGTGCTGGAGGAAAAGGAAATGCTATAGCAACTATAATATTGCCAATGATGCAAACTATGTCAACTTCAAATAGTGTGGACTGGGGAGAAGATAAAGCCAATATATTCCAACTAGTTGGAGGTGCAATGGCTGCAAACTTCTTTGGTAGAGTGGGAAATGAAGGAGTAAATCCTCAACTACTTAAGGATACATTTAATAACTTAGTAGGAGCTGGAGGCGCATTTGCTAAAGCATCAGTTCAAGAAAAAAATGCAATCACAGGAATTTTAGCAGGATACTTAGTTGGAGCACCAAATATAGCTACAAGAGCAACTGGAAAAGTCATCAATCCAAATATGGAAATGCTGTTCTCTGGTCCCAGACTAAGAACATTTAATTTTCAATTTGATATGACACCAAGAAATAAAGATGAGTCAAAACAAATAAGAAGAATTATAAAAACTTTTAAAAAGTACATGTCACCAAGCAAATCAGCAACTGGAGCATTTTTGCAGAGTCCTAAGATTTTTGAACTTGAGTACATATACAATGGAAATATTCAAAGTGGACCAGTAAATGGAAATCAACACCCATATCTAAATAAGTTTAAAGCATGTGCTTTAACAGAATTTAATGTGAACTTCACTCCTGATGGATCATATATGACATACAGAGATGATGGTTCAATGACAAAATATAGTATCACAATGTCATTTTCTGAAATTTCTCCGATATTTGCAGGTGATTATGATGGCAAAGACGATATGGGATTCTAAAAAATGGCAAAATCTTACTTCAGATACATTCCTAATTTTGAATACGTAAACAGATTAAAGAGAAATAAAACTCTTTCTGAATTTATTGTAGTAAAAAATATTTTCAGAAGAGGTTCAATAAACTCAAGCATTATAAGCGACTTATCATATTTCACAAAATATCAGATCATTGGTGATGAGAGACCAGACAATATCTCATACAAATTCTATAATGATCCATTTTATGACTGGGCAATTCTGCTGTGCAATAATATTATTAATTTTCAAGATGAATGGCCAATGAGTCAAAGGTCATTTGAAAAATATCTCTACACAAAGTATGTAACTGATGCTAATCTCAATTCTATTCATCATTATGTAAGTACAGAAGTGAGAAATAGCAGAGGTGAAGTAGTATCTCCAGCAGGATTAGAAGTTCCATCCAATTATTCAATTACATACTTTGATGATGGAATAGGAACTGAAGTAACTGCTACAAATATAGTACAAGGTGTTACTAATCTTCAGTATGAAACAAAAAAAGAAGAAGACAAAAGAAATATATTTTTACTTAAACCACAATATGTTGGTGTAATTGCAGAAGAAATGGATGGATCTCTAATTTATAGAGAAGGCAGTTCACAATATAAAAATGATTATCTTGTGAAGGGAGAAAATATCAGATTATATCAGTAAAAAAGTAAAAGGGGCAATTTTCACCAGGAAAATTTTCTGCCCCTTTTTTGGATTAAAAAGTGAATTTTGAAATCACTTAAAAATTAAGTTTATATATGCTGCAACAACCAGAAGAGTAAGACAGATCTGATTATACTTCATCACATCTCAGCAAGTTTGCTGAAGTAACTCAGTGCATCATCATCCTCATCTTCATTACTGGATGAAGTTTCAGGAACAGATTGTGACTTAGTATAACTCTGCTCAAGTTTCTGGAAGACTTCCTCTTCAGTCACACGCTTGCTTTCAGTAGAAGCATAGCTATCATACTCAGTCTCCTCATCAACAGTTGCCATGCGAGTAGACTTGTTACCAAGAACATAGTCAAGACGCTTCTTCAGATCCTCATAGGATTTGAATTGATCAGCAGCAGTGATAGCAGTCAGAGAATACTGCTTCTTCCACAGTGCTTCCAGAGCATCATCATCATCCAGCAGCACACTGGGACGATCAAACTCAGACTTATCATAGTTCCAGTAACCATCCTTCTTCACCAACTTCAGTTTGAAGTTAGCACCTTGCCAGAAGTCAAAAGGATTGATAGGAGTCTCATCCTCAAACTCAGGTTGCATCACATCCATGATCTTGTCGACGATCTTCTTGCCAAACTTGTAGAGGAATACTTTGCCCTCATTCTGAGGATTAGCAGGATCCTTTACAACATAGATGTTTGCATAGAAGGACAGTTTACGCTTTTGCTTGCGAACAGTTTCTTTATCCTTATCACTACCACTGTTCCACAGTTCACGATTAAGTTCACTAACAGGATCTTTTTGATTCAGTGTAGTGAGAGAGTTCTCAATGTACCAACCACCAGGACCTTGGAAGGCATGTGAGAACAGTTTGACCCAAGGCAGATCTTCTCCATCAGGAGCAGGCAGGAAGCGAATTACAGCATAACCATTACCAGATTTGTCCATCTCAGGTTTCCAGAGACGATCATCAGTGCTGCTGCCAGTATTATTCATCTTTTCTACTTCCTTCACCAGTTTGCTGGTGAGAGAACCCAGAGAAGATTGCTTCTTAAGATCGGAAAATCCCATGTTTACCTCGTATTTGTACGTATTAGATGTGTGTTTTGTATTGTGTGTCCCACACCCCAGTATCATAGCACCCCCATCAAGGGCTGTCAATGATCCTCTCCCTCATGGACTCCAACACTTTGGTCATGTTGGCAAAAATATGAGTGAGATTGATGTCAGATGGGAATCCTAATTCCATTGCAGACTGAAGGATGTTTTCCTTCATCCTCTTAGCAGCAGGGTCATCAGATAAACACAATCTAGTATAAAGAACTCTCTGTTTTTTCAGAAGTTCTCCAAGTTTATCTACATGATCAAGTTTTCCCTGCTTATCCATAGTTGGGAATTGAAATACACGAGCATAAATTTCTTCTTGCATTCTGGATATTTCTTCCATCTCCTCACGAACAAATTCTGAATCAAAGAAACTACTCATTCTCCTCCACAAACAATTTCCTTTAGGATCTTTTTGTATTTGAACACATCGATATGTATAAAGGAATTATACTTGTCCATTCTCATTGATAAGAATTCCCATACAGGATCCTTAAGTTTTTTATCAAAATTATTCTTATATCCAAGAATCATATTGAGAATAATCATTGTCTCCAAAGATATATTCTTTTGAAGATGCTCTTTTACTAAAAGAGGATGCTTAGACCCTTCGATCTCAAACATCCTATCAAAGTTTTTCTTATTGAATGCTGCAGAAACTTCTTCTCTGAAGATATAAGTAAGTGATTGAACTCTCTTTTTCCACTGAGTATAATTTCCTTCGCCATTTTGCA